GACGGCGAGCACGGACGCGGTCGAGATCAGCCTGCACTATCCGGCGCTCGTGTAGCTGGGCTATGACGCCTCGCCCGCCACTGCCGATCCTGCGCGAGCTGGGCCTGATCGTGATCGCGGTCGTATCGCTGGTCCTCATGGCGGTACTCCTGATCGTGGAGGACAATGTCGACCACGCGGCGCTGGTCGTGTTCTCGAACACGGCCGCGGTGTCGGTCGGGGCGCTCGTCGGTGGGGCCACGAAACCGCCTGTCCCTCCGCCCTAGATCGATAGTCCGAAACAAACGATCATCGACAGCGTTACTAAGCGACACGCCACTAGGCGCCTCCCTAGACGGCCAATAGGCGGGTTTGAACACGCGGTGGCCGGGCCGTGCTATCTTCCCGGCCCAGTCGTCGGGTCCGTAGGGCCTCCGGCTTCGCAGGTCGCAGGCGGCCGTAGGCCGTGCTGGTGTGGCGAGCGACCCACCTGCCTGTCGCTGATCCACACGCACGGAGGACGCCGTGGACCTCGAAGCCATCCTCGCCAAGCTCGCTGAGATCGGCACCCTCACGACCGAGGAGCTGCAGGAGATCGAGGACCTGCTCCTCGATGGCCTGAACGACGCCAAGTCCCGCATGGACGAGGCCTCCCGCGAGGAGAAGCGGGACATCCTCGCCGAGACCGAGAAGATCGTCGAGGCCGTGAAGGCGGTCCGGGACGAGAAGGTCAAGCGGGCGGAGGAAGACCGGCAGAACGACGAAGCGTTCGACGCGCTCGTCGAGAGCCTGCAGGAGCCCGAGGCGGCCGAGGATGAGGGCCCCGAGGACGACGACGACGACACCGACGAGGACGAGCCCGAGGACCCCGAGGAGGGCGAGGGTGAGCCGTCCGTCGAGGACGAGCCGGAGCCGGTCCTCGCGGCGGCCCCTACGGCGCCTCGGCAGTCGCGGGGCCCGTCGCTGGAGCAGGTCGCTGGCCGTAGCGCTGCTCGGGTTCCGGCGGCGCCGCGGCGTGACACCGCGGTGACGGCGAAGATCGAGCTGTCCCAGGAGGGCGGCGTCCGGGTCAAGAACCGGCGGCAGGTCGTGGAGGCCTTCGTGTCGGCGCACGACCGCTACTCGCGGGCGGCTCCGGGCGTGGAGGTCCAGGTCCCGATCGTCCACGTGGAGTGGGACTTCCCGGAGGGGCAGCAGCTCTCGGCGACGGCGACCGCGGCCGAGAACGGCGCGGTTCTCGACCGGCTGTTCGAGCCGCAGAAGCAGCAGGCGGCGCTGACCGCGGCGGGCGGTATCTGCGCCCCGTTCCCGGTCCAGTACGACCTCCTGACTCTCGCCAGCGACGTGCGGCCGGTGCGGGCGAACCTGCCGTCGGTCGGTGCCCCGAGGGGTGGTATTCGATTCGTGCCGCCCTCGACGCTCGCCGAGATCCAGACGACGACCGCGGCGCCCGGGACGGCCGGTAGCGCGGTGTCGAAGTACACCGAGGCGATGGATATCGCCGGGAACGCGAAGCCGAAGCAGACGTTCGCCTGCAAGAGCGAGGTCGAGTGCCAGTGGTACGCGATCACGCGGATCCTGCAGTTCGGGAACTTCAACGCCCGCACGTTCCCCGAGCAGGTGGACCAGTGGGTGACGTTGACGATGGCGGCGCAGGCCCGGTTCGCTGAGACGCTGCTCCTGCAGCAGATGGCGGGCCCGACGGGTGTCCTGCAGGTCGATTACAACGGTGGGCAGCGCAGCTTCCTACAGGGCCTCCGGGTTGCGCTGTCCCGGCAGGCGTGGGGCTACCGGCAGCGGCACCGGCTCGACCCGGGCGTGAACATCCGGGTTGCGCTCCCCGACTGGATCCACGCTGCGGTGAAGCTGGACATGGCCGAGCGGCTGGCCTACGGGAACGAGCAGCACGAGATCGCTGACTCGTGGATCGATGCCCGGATCCGTGACGCCGGGGTCAACCCCTGGTACTTCATCGACGGCGAGAACGACATCCAGGCGATGACCGCGGCGCAGACCGACGGCCCGACGCTGCCGTTCCCCCGGACGGTGATCGGCTACCTGTATGTGGAGGGGACCTGGGTTCTCCTCGATGGCGGGAGCCTGGACCTCGGGATCGTGCGGGACAGCACCCTCAACACGACGAACGATTTCCAGATGTTCGCCGAGACGTTCGAGGGCCTGTGCTTCCGTGGCTTCGAGGCGCAGCGGCTCAACATGACGCTCTGCATCAACGGCGCCTCGGCCGGCACCTACACCCCGGACGTCTGCGGGTCCTGACCCCAGCCAGGACCTAACGGCCGTAGGGGAGCAGGAGGACACGGATGGCGACAACGCCCGGACCCAAGACCCCGGTCGGTGCGCCCGCGCCCCTGCTCCCCTCTCGGTCGCTCCTACAGGCCCTCGGGACTCTGGACTCGCCGCTCGGGTGGGAAGCCGGCGTCATCCACGTCCAGGGCCGCGCAGTAGGAGCAGGGCTACTCGATTGGTGTTCGCCGGGCTCGATCGGTGCCGTCGCGGAGCATTGCTGCGTCGGTAGCGAAACGGCGTTCATCGTGTGGGCGCCGGAGCTGCGCGGCTCGCAGAGCCTCATGGACGGCCGGACGCTCCTCGAACGGCAGGACTCGGCCCGCTTGAACCTGGAGCGGACCCAGTCGTTCGTGATCGCCCGGGAGTTGATGTATGGGGCGTTCTCGGTCGCCGGGGCCTACGGCAACCCGTATCTCACGGACCCAGCGAACATGGACGTGATCACGACGGCGCCGCAGCCCTACCACGTGGCGTTCGACCGGATCACCGACCTGTGGGCGGAGACGATGCTCGGCGAGCGTGGCATCCTCCATGTCCCGCCGGCAGTAGCCCGGGTAGGGATCGAGGAGGGGTTCATCGTCGAGCGTGGTACGCAGCTCGTCGATGCGGGCCTCGGGAACCTGGTCGTGACCGATGCCGCCTACGCCCGGGCGCATCCTGATGGCCTCGCGGCCCGGGACCCGTTGTCGCAGATCCAGTGGATCTTCATGAGCCCGAACATCGATGTGCGCCTCGGGGATGTGGTCGTCCTCCCCGCCGACGAAGCGGAGATGCGCCAGTCGGTGAACCGGGCGACGAACAGCCTCGTTGTCCAGGCCCAACGCTTCGCGTCCTACACCTACGAGGAGCACTGCGCCTCGGACGCGACGCTCCAGGTCCTCTCGATTCCTGTCGACCTGTGCAACCGCGACTGCATCTTCGGTGCGTCCTAGGAGGGACCCATGACGTCTCCGTGCTTCGAGTCCATCCAGGTCGTCGCCATGCGGGTGCATCGACTCGCCGCGAGCGGCGCCGTGCTTGCGGGCGCCAAGAACGCCTACCAGTCCGCGGCCGTGGTCAACGTGGCGAACACGTTCGTTTACAGCACCGGGGCGGACATCGAGCAGAAGAACGGTGGCGGGACGCTCTGCTTGACCTACCAGGGCGAGGACAAGCTGAAGGGCGCGAACCCGTCGGTGAACCTGTGCCAGCTCGACAGCCAGCTGATCGAGATGATGACCGGGTGGACCGCGTTGACGGACCTGTCCACGAACGTGATCGGCCTCGCGGCGCCGGCCGTGGACGCGGCGAACAAGAACGGTGTCTGCCTGGAGGCCTGGTCGCTGGCGTGGGATGGGAACCAGCAGGCGGTGGATGGGAGCTCCAATCCGCTCTACATCCGGTACTTCTGGCCTCGGGTGAAGTTCGTGGTGGGCGACTTCACGATCGAGGAAGGCGCGCTGGTCGTGCCGTTGACCGGGAAGGGCTACGGCAACACGGTCCTCACGACGGCTCGGGGTCCGGCGGGTGACTGGCCGGTCGGGGCCGGTTCGGGACCGTGGGGCTACTTCCTCGACCCGTCCGTCGTGGTGCCGACCTGCGCCTACCTGACGGCTCCGACCGGGTCCTAGCTGCGCTAGGACGAGCCGGCGTCGCCCTGGGGCACCACACCAGCTCCAGGACGGCGCCGTCTCTCGTAGGATCCGGGCTATGACCGTCTCGGCTGACCTGTGCGCCCCGTGGATCGGCTACGACGAGGTCCACCACCTCAAGAAGTACGAGGGCCTGTCGGAGGACGACATCGCCCCGTGGCTGATGCCGGCGAGCGAGATCTGCTTCAGGCTCAGCGGCCGCCACTTCCAGGGTCTCTGCACCGTCACGTCGCTGCGGCCGTGCCGGAACCCGTGCTACAGCTCGGGGCGGCGGCGCGAAGCGATCGGGTACACCCAGGAGGACTACGGCGGGTGGCTCGCCTACTGGTCCGGGCCCTGTACGTGTGGGCAGGCGCCGCTCGGCGCGTGTTCGTGCGGGTCGCTGTTCCAGCTCGACCTGTCGCCCTGGTTCCCGGTGCAGGAGATCACCGAGGTGAAGGTCGACGGCGAGGTCATTGACACGAGCCTCTACCAGCTCTATGAGGCCAGGGTCCTCACCAACGCGACACCGGTCGTCAGCCCGACGTTGACGGACGTGGAGGCGGCCGTGTCGACGGGTGGTTGGCCCGGCTGCCAGGACCTACGCCTGCCTGACAGCGAGCCGGGGACCTGGTCGATCAGTTTCAAGTGGGGGTCCCGCCCGCCGGAGGACGCGCAGATGGCCTGCGCGATGCTGGCGGGGGAGCTAGCCCTCGCCGGGGTAGGGGCTACGGGCTGCACCCTGCCGGAGCGGGTCCAGACGGTGACCCGTCAGGGGATCACGTTCGCCCTGTTGGACCCGCAGACGTTCTTGGACGCCGGCCGGACCGGGATCTACCTGATCGACCTGTGGCTCGCCAGCATGGGGAAGGAGAGCGGCCCGGACAGCGGCGCCTCGTTGGCCTACCCCACCTCGCCGTCGGCGTTGCGGCACCGGTGAACCCGTTCGAGTCGGTGCCGCACCCGGGCCGGAAACGGGCCCGGGAGCCCGAGGGGCCGTTGAGGATCGGGGCGGTCGTCCACAAGTACCCGCCCTACCACAACGCGGGGGCGGAGTGGATGTTGCATGGGCTCCTGCGGGAGATGGTCCGCCGCGGTCACACGTGCGACGTGTTCGTCGCGCGGGGAGTGTTCTCCTCGCAGGGCTATGACGGTGTCGGGGTCCACCGTTACGTCGGGCATCGGCCCCTCGCCGGGGTCGATGTTCTGCTGACGCACCTGGACAACACGCGGGAGGCCACGGTCGTCGGTCGCCAGACCGGGGCGCCGGTCGTGCACCTGATCCACAACGACCGGCAGCTCAAGTTCCACTCGGTGCAGCCGGTCGACGCGGACCTGATCGTCGTCAACTCCTACTGGCTCAAGGCGATCTACGACACCTGGTGGCCGGGCCACATCGCCGTGGTGCATCCGCCGGTGGAGCCGGTCCGCTACCGGGTCAAGGAGTTCACGGACGACCGGGTCACGCTGATGAACCTGTCCGAGGCCAAGGGTGGGCCCTTGTTCTGGCGGCTCGCCGCGATGATGCCGCACCGCCGGTTCCTGGCGGTCGCCGGGGCCTACGCGTTGCAGGAGATCCCGCCGGAGCTTCCCCCGAACGTGATTCTGGTCCCGAACACGGCGCATGTCGTGGAGGATGTCTACGCCCGGACGAAGATCCTGCTGATGCCGTCGTCCTATGAGAGCTGGGGCCGCTGCGCGATCGAGGCGGCGTGTTCGGGGATCCCGACGATCGCCCACGCGACGGATGGGCTTGTGGAAAGCCTGGGGACGGCGGGCCTGTTCATCCACAGGGACCATGTGAACAGCTGGGCCCGGTCGATCGATGCGCTCTATGAAGACCGGTTCCTCTACGACACGTACTCGTGCTGGGCGTTGGAGCGGGCGGCGGCGTTGGACCCGCGTCGGAGCGACTTCGACCGGTTCGAGAAGCTCCTACGGCAGGTAGTCGCAGGCGAGATCCGCGCGACGGCAATAGCCTGAGTGCGGGCGTCCCGGGCCTGGGGCTTCGTGGGGGGAAGTCTGGGCCGTGCTCGGGCTCGGGGCGCCGTCCCACGAGAGGAGCCTGGATGTTGCCCGAACGTGACCTTCACACGGCGCGTGAGTGGGCCATAGCGGCCCATGAGTTGGGCCGGAAGTCCTCGCACGGCTCGGCGCACAAGGGCCCGAAGGAGTGGGCCGCGAGCGCCTACAACGATCTCGATCGGGTCTACGACCTGCTCGACGAGGTGACAGGGGTCACGGGCCCACGTCCCCGGGACCTAGGCGTGGTACTGGACTGGGGCTGCGGGTTCGGGCGCCTGACCGGGGTCCTGGCGGCGACGTGCAAGTGGGTCTTCGCCGCCGACGCGTCGAGCGACGCTGTGCGTGGCTTCGAGCGGACCCACCCGAACATCTCGGAGGTCGTGACCGACATCCCGGCGCTGAGCGCCCCCGAGGGCAGCGTGGACCTCGTCGTGAGCTTCCATGTCCTCTATAGCCTCACGCCCGCGGGGGTGGCCGAGGCGATCCGGCAGCTTGCTGGGCTCCTAGCGCCGCACGGACGCCTGATCTTGGACATCCCGCATCACTACTGGGGCTACCGGCACCAGGCCGGGAAGCCGGAGGATCGGCTCCCGGGCGGGTGGTGGATCCACTCGTTCGGGGAGGTGTCACGCGCCGCGCACGCGGCGGGCCTGTGGATCGAGCATGCGCCGGAGGTCCTACCCACCGGAGCGGTCTGGTGGGATCTCGCGATCCCGCGGCTCTGGTCGTTCGCGAGGCAGCCCTGATGGACGGCTACGGCAGCTCGGTCCTGGGGCAGTGGGACTGGATCCTGTGGGCGATCGAGTCGAGCCCCTACCCGCACCGGTTCATCCTCGATGTTGGCGCTGGTCACGGGAAGGCCGCGGTCCTGTTGCGCGAGTACCTGAACGTGAAGCCCCACTATGTCGACGCGCTCGAACCGAACCTCCATCACTCCGTCTGGTCCTATGAGGGCTCGCTCTACCGGTACGTCGAGCCGCACCTGATGCAGGACTTCGACGCGTGGTCGACGTACGACACGGTGCTGATGGCCGACGTGATCGAGCATGTCGAGGTGCCCGTAGGGTTGCAGGTCATCAACGCGATCCCGGGGCAGGTCATCGTCAGCACCCCGACCGACGCGTTGGAGAGCGACAACACGGGCGTCCCGCCGCTGGAGCAGCACATCAGCCAGTGGACGACCGACATGTTCTTGGACCTGGCCCGCCTCGGGCGGCGGCAGCCCCAGTTCTTCCATTGGCCGAAGGGCGACGCGCGTCAGCTCATCGTCCGGCTCGGGCCGAAGGGCCTGTAGGAGATGCCATGAACCGGAGTGAGGAGTGGTGGCAGTCGTTGGAGACGCCACGGACGCCGGCAAGGACCCGGGATCGGCTGACCATTGGCCGGGTCAGAGCACTGGAAACGCAACCAGAAGTGCGGGCACTGGTCGAGAAGATGCTCCATCCGTATGGGTGGGAGAAGGGGGCGCTCCAGAAGTTCTGCAAGCAGGCCGCCGACGCGCTGCTCGCCGCCTACCGGGACAGGGACAGATGGAAGGCGGACGCAGCACGGCTCCTAGTGGAGCGGCACGAACAGGTTCACGCCGAGCGGTGGGCGAAGTGCCAAGCCGAGGCCGCTCTGGTGGTTGCGGAGCGAGAGGTGGAACGGCTCCACGATGAGATCCGCGGCGTCCTCGAACGGGTCGCTACCAACAACGGCTGGTACGAGCGTCTCGTCGCGCTCGCCGCATCCCGGGAGGGCCAGGACGAGCGGCAGGTGAAGGGCAGGTAGGAGATGCCGACCAGCCCGTACCGTCGAGGTATCCCGGTCGCTCCGGTCCCCTCGATCGAGCAACCGCCGCCGGTCTACGACCCGGTCACGCTCGCGCTCTACCGGCTCCCGTGGGGCCAGCGGGCGTGCGGTCGTTGCGAGTTCTGGTCCCGGGAGGACGCCGCCGAGTGGGGCGAATGCCGCCGTCGGTCGCCGCTCCTTCCCGCGACGCTGGAGGCCCTATGGCCGAGGACCCGGTGGGATCATTGGTGCGGCGAGTACGAACCCCAGTGGACCGGGGCGTCCTGATGCCGACCAGCCTCCTGGCGCAGTGGCCGTTCATCCTGGATCTCCTCGCCCGCCACGGGCCGCTGGGCCGTGTCCTCGATGTGGGGCCCGGGACCGGGAAGGCGCCCGTGCTGATCCGTGACGACGGGCGGCTCACGTTCGACCGGATCGATGCGCTGGAGGCCTACCAGGGCTACATCGAGGAGTGGTCCCTGCGGGCGCTCTACCGGGCGGCGGCGGGCGGGACGGTGATGTGCGGCCGGTTCGAGGACCAGCCGGCCGAACGGCTCTGTGCCTACGACACGATCCTGATGATCGACGTCTTGGAGCACATGGACAAGGGCGCCGCGCTCGCGGCCCTAGGCAAGACTCGGGGGCAGGTCGTGATCTGCACCCCGGTCGACTTCGCCGAGGCCTGGGCACCGGGGATGCCGGTCACGGAGCATCACGTGTCGCTGTGGCGCCCGGCGGAGCTAGAGCTGCTAGGACGCTGGATGTCGTACAGCATCAAGAACCGGGGTTGGCTGATTCGCCTAGGGCCGGTAGGGGAGCATGATGGCTGGTGAGGAGGTGGATCTCATGCTCGTGATCAGCCCTCACCTGGACGATGCCGTGTTGGGCCTCGGCCAGCACATGACCGACAACCCCGGTGGGACGTGCGTCACCGTGTTCGCCGGGGCGCCGGACCCCTACCCGAAGCTCATCGACCGGCCCCACGATGATCGGTGCGGGTTCGATGAGGACGACGACGTCGTCGCGATACGCCGTGATGAGGACCAGCGGGCGCTCGACCAGATCGGGTGGAAGGCCCGCCACCTCGGGTTCCTCGACTGCCAGTACCACATCGCTGAGAGGCCAAGGAAGTTCCGGGGTGAGCTGATCGATGCGCTGCTCGGGGAGTGGGAAGGCACGGGCCGGCCGGGTGGGATCTGGGCGCCGCTGGCGATCTCCCACCCGGACCACACCTATGTCCGGGACGTCGCCGCGCAGGTGTGTCGGGTCGCAGGTGTGCCGCTGGTCGTGTGGGCCGAGCCTGGCTACCGGTCCCGGTTCCTGACCGAGGCGGAGAACCTGATCGGGATCCGGACTGATGGGTGGCTGGTGGAGGAGGTCGTGTGGCCGATGGAGAAGCTGCGGGCGTTGCTCGCCTACGAGAGTCAGCTTCACGGGATCACGGCGGCGGCGCTGGCCGACGCGTTGACCTATGAGTGCTACGGGAAGTGGCGGTTGACGTGAGGCCGCTGATCGACGCCTACGCCAGCCAGGAGAACTACGTCGATCATCTCCTGCCGATCTGGGAGGCGCTGCCGGAGAGTGTTCGGGGCCGGTTCCACGTCGTCGGCGACGCCCAGAACCGGATGTCCTACTGGCCGTCGCTCCGCAGCCAGCCTCTCCTCAAGCGTCAGGGCGACCCGCGGTGCCTGACCCTCGTCGCGTCCTACCAGGATGAGCAGTTCGTCCGGCCCCGACCGACGGTCCTCGTGGAGCACGGCGCCGGTCAGAGCTACAGCGACCACGACCCGTCCTACCCGGGGGGTAGCGACCGTAGGGCCGTGCAGCTGTTCATCTGCCCGAACGAGACCGTGGCGCAACGCTGGCGCGACATGTACCCGGAGACGCCGACGGCGGTGGTGGGCTGCCCGAAGCTCGACCCGTGGCACGCCGTCGCAGCGAACGGGGTGAGGTGGGGATCTTCCACTGAGGTTGGCGAGCTGCCGCTCGTGGTCATCTCGTTCCACTTCCAGCCCGCGACCAAGACGCACATCCCCGAGGCCCGCCCGGCGTTCGAGCACTACATGGATGCTGTCGAGGCCCTAGCCCACCAAGACGACAAGACCCGCGGGTTCCGCCTCGCCGGTCACCATCACCCACGGGCGCATGAGATCGGGGGCTGGATGCGGGCTCCGGCCCGCGGCCCGATGAAGGTCTACCAGCGGTTCGAGACGGTCCTCGACCTGGCCGATGTGTACGTGTGCGACAACAGTTCCACCATCTACGAATTCGCGAGCACCGACCGGCCCGTCGTCCTGCTGAACGCCCCCTGGTATCGGCGCGACGTCGAGCATGGGCTGCGGTTCTGGGCCCTAGCGGATGTAGGACTCCAGTGCGACCTGCCGATCGAGTTGCACGCGACGATCCTCGACGCGATCAAGGATCACCGGATGGTGCGGGCGCAGCGGTACGTCACCTCCCGGAAGGTCTACGCCCACGTGGACGGCAGGGCGGCGGCGCGTGCGGCCGTCGCGATCCTGGAGGTGTGGGCCGAGGGCCGCTGGGAGCAGTACGCCCACGGCCGGCCGGCGCACGACCCGTTCGCGCCTCACAGGTAGCGTGGCGCGGTGGACAACGAGCAGGCCCTCCGCCAGAAGCTCATCGAGCGGGTGACCGCGGCGGCGACGATGCTCGCGGTGGATGTCCGTGGGGCGCTACGAGACGCGACGCCCCGGTCGCAGCAGGGCCAGTCGCACACGGCGGACCAGTGGACAGCGACGCCGCCGACGTTCGATGGGCAGGCGATCACGTTCACGGTGAGGAACCAGCGGGCGCAGATCATCGAGTGGCTCCGCTTCGGGACGCAGGCGCACTGGATCCTCCCGGTGAAGGCCAGGGCCCTCCACTGGGTAGGACCCGGCGGCGAAGACGTGTTCGCGCGCCGCGTGTTCCACCGGGGCACGACCGGGAACGACTTCCTCTACGGGCCCGAGGGGGTCCTGGCCGAGCGGAACCTCAGCGACATGACCCGCGCTGCGTTCGAGAGGACCCGCCGGTGAACCCCGACACGCTCAAGGACCTCGGCCATGCGCTCCTCGCCAACGTGGTAGCCGACCTAGGGGCCGCCTCGATCGGGGTGCCGGCTCGGCAGATCTTCGCCCACGGCCGGCCGGCGCGGGACTGCGACCAGATCGCCGTGTGGATCGAGAGCATCCTCAGCGGCGACAGCGGCCGGACCCGGGTGCAGCCCCTACTGGCGCAAGGACTCCCGAGCGCGGTGACGTCGGTCGTGACGTGGGGGGTCGAGATCGCTACCTGCGCGCCGGCCGTCGCGGTGGCGTTGCCGTCGGCTGGGGCGGTCACGGCGGAGGGTGACCTCGGCGCGACCTACGCCTGGGCGCTCCACCGGATCCTCCAGGCACGCTGGACGGGCGGGAGCTTGTTCGCGCCGGCTCATCTGACCTACCGGGGCAAGGAAGCGACGTTGGGCGGGTTCCCGCAGCTCCTCATGGAGGGCTCGCTCGTGATCGTGAACACGACCGTTGTCAGCTTCACGCAGGACACGGCTCCGTGATCCGGGCGCGGGCGAACATCAACCTGCCGGGGATGGGGGCCGGCGACGAGTACCCGGTCGATGAGACCGACCCGTGGGTCCGATCCCTACTGGAGGGAGGATTCCTGGACCCGGTCGTCCCGTCGGCCGAGTGGTGCTACTGGTGCGTGCCTCCCAGCCGGCACGCGACCCCCCAGCTACTAGCGGAACACGGCCTGAGCGTTCACGGAGAGGTGGCGGGCGATGGTGACCCCGAGCGAGAGTACGACCCCGGAAGCCGATGAGCTGCGGCTCCTCTCGTCGGGCCGGGTGGAGCTCTCCCTGGCCGGCGACCGTGTCATCACGCTGCGGGAGCCGACGGTCAAGGAGTTCTATGAGCTGGACGCCGTGTTCATGCGGCTCGTGGGTGAGACCCGCGAAGCCGATGAGCCGGAGGACCAGCAGCGGATGGCGAAGGACATCGGCGGCCGGTGGCTGACCCACGTCATAGCTGCGCTCGGGGATGTGGAGCGTGAGTACGACAGCCAGGCGATGCCGGCGTGGTGCGCGCGGAACTTCAACCAGCTCCGGGACGCCCTCCAAGAGCATTGGCTGACCGTCCCTTTAGCCTCTGGGCCGCGCTCCAACGGTTCCTCGGCGAGCACGACGGCCCCGACGCCGATGCCCGTGTCGGTGATGGACGCCCAAGCCTTGGCGAACCGGTTCATCCCGGGAGCGCCGATCTCCTGATCTCCTACCGGCCGTTGAGGATGCTGCCAGGCCTCTACCTCGCGATGCGCACCGTCGGGCTCACGCCGCGTGACGTGGACGACATGAAGGTCTGGCAGGTCGCCGCGGTCCTGTCCTACGCACGGGCCCCCAGGCGTCCTGAGGAGCCCGTGGCGGGCCCGCGGACCCCGAGACGCCCAACGGGCGGCTGGCGGCCCGTGGACGACCGGAGCCTCATCAGGGCCCGCCTCCAGGCCCACCGGGAGGGGAAGCCCGAACCGCTCCACCTGTTCGGGGTGACCGACCCGCGACTCTTGGAGCCCTCCGAGACCTAGAGCGGGTAGGACGTGCGAGAATCCGGCCGTGGTCGACGAACCGGTACGGCTGGATCTCACCGAAGCGTTCAACCAGATCAAGGATCTGACGACGGCGATCACGGTCGCCGCGAAGATGGGCGCCGAAGACGCGGCCGCTCTGCTGGAGCGGGAGCTGGGCGACGTGAAGGCGTCGGTCAGTGTGGATCTCGCCGACCCGCAAGAGTTGACCGCTCTGATCTCCAACGCGGTGGAGGCCTCGCGGGAGGAGGTCTCGGTAGGACTAGCGGATCCCGACAGCATCACGAACCTGATCGTCGGCGCCGTCGATGAGGCCGACACGGACATCGACGTCGATGTGGCGAACCTGGACGACATCACGTCCAGCATCGAAGGTGCCGTAGGAGCCGCGGACACGGGCGCGGCTGCGAGCGCCGCCGAGGACACGAACGCCCTGGCCGACTCGCTCGGGAAGGTCAAGGACGCGGCGCCGGCTGCCGGGGCGTCGCTCGGCCACGTCGGCAGCGTCGCGACGATCTATTCGGGTCTCGCGTCGGCCGCTACGGGCAGTACGAGCGGCCTGGCGAACGTCCTGAACGGGATGGGCCCGGTCGGCGCAGTCGCGTCGGCTGCGCTCGGTGCCACGGTAGGAGTCCTGGGCGCAGCCGCTACGCAGGCCGCTGAGGCCGAAGCAGCGAACCGGCGCCTGACCCAGACCCTCGGCGAGTACCGGGACGTGGTCGAGACGATCAACGTCGGGACGCTGAACAAGGACCTATCTGAGCTAGCACTCCAGCTCGGGTCGGACGACGACGCGATCCGGGCCTCGATCGCGAACTTCGCTGTCCTCGCCAAGTCGAGCGGCGCCACCCGTGAGGAGATCGCCAACACCAGCGAGCAGCTGATCGCCCTCGCCGCGAACGCGGTCGCGCTGGACCCGTCGCTCGGGTCGGTCGCTGATGTCGTAGATCAGCTACCAGCAGCGATGGCCCGCGGCGGCCGGGCGTTGGCCCGCTACAACATCGACGTCTCCGACGCCGACTTGGCGAGCGAGGCCCTGGCCCAGGGCATCACGAAGCCGATCGACGAGATGACGCTGTTCGAGAAGACCGCGCTGCGGACCTCGGCGGCCGCCAAGCAGATCGGCGACGACATCGGCGACAACATCGCCAAGGGCTCGGACCTGGCGATCGTGAAGCTCCGCTCGCTGAAGCAGTCGGTCAGCGAGGCCCTGGAGAGCGCGGGCGGCGGGATCCTCGACACGTTCGTGCAGGGTGCCGAAGCGGCCGCGCCAGCCCTATCTGCCCTCGTCGGTGCGATCGGCCAGATCGGCGTCGCGGTCGGCGCAGCGCTGGGGCCCGCCGCGATCCAGGTACTCCACATCCTCGCCAACTCGTTCAAGTCGATCGGTGACGTGGTCGGGGCCCTGACTCCGCTCCTAGCCCTGCTAGGAGTCGTGGCCGGCGAGATCCTGAAGGTTTTCGCGCTGCTGACGGATCAGATCGCGCTCCTGGTGGAGTGGCTGAGCGAACGACTGACGCAGGCGTTCACGTTCCTCGCCCGCCAAGCGGTTCGGGCGCTCGACCCGCTGGTGTCGGCCATCAACTCGATGATCGACGCGTTCAACCGCATCCCGTTCGTCGGGAACATCCCGAAGATCGACACCTCGGCGTTGGACGGGCTCAAGGACGACCTGAACGGCGTCAAGGACGCCGCCGACGGCGCGGCGGGCAGCGTGACCGCCGCGGACGAAGCGTTCGTAGGGGTCGAGCAGATCCCGACCTGGCAGGCACGAGCCGCGGATCTCCAGGCCCTCGACGACGCCGCCATCGCGCTGAACGCGACGCTGCTCCAGAACCGGGGCATCGTCGACGAGGCCTTCTTCGCCATCCAGGATCTTGGCGACAAAGCGCCGCAGGTCATCTTCGACCTCGTCGACGCGTTCGAGCGCGGCTCCTTGTCGCAGAAGGAGTTCAAGGACAAGGCCGACGAGTTGGGGATCTCGGTCGAGGCCCTGACAGCGATCGAGAAGCGGGCCCGCAGCGAGGCCGACGGGTTCGGCAAGAAGGTCGCCGAAGCGGTAGGCACCGTAGAGGATGCGACGAAGGACCTGTCCGACAAGGGCAAGGCCCACATCAGCGACTTCGTCAACGACCTCCAGACGAAAGCGTTCCAAGCGGCCGCGTTCGCCAACTCGATCCAGACGCTCATCGAGCGTGGCGCCACATCCACCGCGCAGCATCTCCTAGAGGCAGGCCAAGACGCGGCCGGCGCCGCCGCCGAAGCGGCGAGCGCCAGCGACCAGAACCTGGCGACGATCGAGCAGACCAACCGCGACGTCGACACCGCGTTCGCCGGCGCGCAGACAGCGATCACGCAGCACACCGACGACATCGTGTCGGGCCTCTCCGATGCGCAGAAGGCCTATGACACCAAGGTCAAGGAGCTCGTCGCTCACGACCAGGCGGCCCGGGGCGAGGTCACCGGCGGCATCGCGCGTGACCTGCGCGCCGCGCAGATCGACGCGTACCTAGAGGCAGTAGCGGTTGGGAAGTCGATCAGCGACGGCATCGCCCAAGGGATCAGGGACAACAGCGAGGTGGGCCTCGCGATCGAAGCGACGATCGACGGCGCCATGCTCACGGCGCAGTCCGCTATCCAGTCGGGGTCGCCGTCGCGCCTATTCGCCCTAGAGGTTGGCATCCCGATCAGCGAAGGCATCGCCCAGGGGATCCTCGACGCCCGCGACGCGCCGCAGTCGGCGATCGAGAAGGTCATCGACATGATGACCAAGGACGTCCAGGGGCAGATCAGCGACCTGTTCGACGCCATCAGTGCGGGGCGGGAGGCCATAGACGCGCAACGAGATCTGCGTGAGGCCGAACAGCATGTAACGGACCTGACCAACGAGCAGATTGGTCTCAAGCGCCAGATCGCCGTGGCCCGCAAGGAAGTGGATGACGCCATCGCGCAGGGCGCGGTCATCACCGCCCGCGAGCAGCAGAACATCGAACGAGCGATCCGCAACCTGGCCGACATCCGGGAGCAGCTGGACTTCCAGACGACGACGGGCCCGCAGCAGCTCGACCAGGCGAAGCGGGAGCTGGCCCTACAGGCCCAAGCGCTCGACGAGATCCACGGCAAGATCGCTGAAGCGAAGGCGGGCGTGGCGCTCGGGACCGTCGACAAGGAGACGCAGCAGGACCTGGAGAAGCAGGCCCAGGAGCAAGAACGCAACGTCCAGGATCTCCAACGGACGGTGGATGACCTGACCCGCAAGTTGGAGGACCAGAAGGTCACGACCAACGATCTCCTCGTGGCGGAGGAGGATCTGGGCAAGGCCCAACAAGACGCCGTCGCGCCGGCCGAGAATCTGGCCGATGCGCAGCGCAAGCTGAACGATCTCCTCGAACGCCAGACCGAGATAGGGCCTGAATTGGAGCAAGCGACACGCGATGTAGAGGATGCGCAACTCCACCTCGTGCAGGCGTTCTACGACGCGGCCGAGGCCGGCGAAGCCTTCTACCAGAACGGGCACTACGCCACGGACATCCTCAACGACATCGCCACACAGGCCGGCTTGGCCTACGGCACCTTGGACGCGCTGATCGGCAAGTACGCCGAGTTCACGCACGGTGTCGCTGGGCAGCTCGGCGGCGCTGGAGGCGGCACGACGCCGTTCCCGGGCTCGGTGGACCTCGGATTCACGACCCAGAGCGGCGCCCGGTACGTGACGCCGCAGGATGCGCTGGCGATCATGAACTTCTTCCGCGGCCAGGGCGGGCAGGGCGGCGCCACCTACGGCGACTTCGCTGCTCAGTACGGCACCAACGCGGCGAACGTCGCGTTCCACATCTACCAGGCACCGGACCCGGCGGCGACGGCCAGCGCGATCGGTGCTCGACTTGGACTCGCGGCTGTACGGTAACGGCCCGTGGAGCCCTGGCTGTCCTACAGCGGCACGGAGATCGCGAACGGTGTCCGCACCCTCTCCTATCTGCGGAGGGGTCTCGGTGGGACCTGCTGGTATGTCCCCGCGAGCGGCGCCGACTTCAACGACGTGTCGCAGCTCGCCTGCTTCTGCGAGGAGCTGAACGACGGGCCGTACGTGGATCCGGCGACCGACGCCGCTCCGTGGTTCGACGCGGTGAAGCCTGAGAGCGACAGCTTCCTCGGTCTCTACCCGCTGACGATCGATCTCGTGCCGTCCTTCGGGCGCTACCAATCGCCGTCGGGGATCGTCGGGACGAGCCTCGGCCGCCTCGTCCGGGGCGGCGCCACGATCCAGGTCCGGGGCTGGCTGATCAGCGCGACGCAGGCCGGGAACGAGTACGGAGAGCGGTGGCTCCTCGCCGCGCTCCAGGGTGCGTGCGCGAGCGACGGGGGCGACATCGGGACGCTGTGTGTCTTGCCGACCTGCCCCGAAGGCGCCGGCTACAGCGCCGCGAACTACCGGACGCTCTATCGGGCGGGCCTCGTGGATTACGTCCCGGCGAAGCCTCTCAGTCAAGGCTACGAGTGGTATGTCCGGGAGGTCTCGTTCCAGTTCCGCTCCGAGCTGCCCTGGATGTACGAAGACGCCGACTCGATCGTGGCGCCGGTGACAGCGCGCCGTGGACTCGTAGCGGGCCTAGCTTCAACGGGCGAGTGGCCCGGCGAGGCCGGGATCCGGGTGAAGGTCCGGGCGGGCGTGACGCCCGTGGGCCCGTTCAGGATCACCGGGGTGCCGGTCAAGGACTCGTCGCAGCTCCTATGTGCCGGAGCGGGCGGGCAGTCGGGGGCGACGGCCCTGTGGAATCTGGATCAGAACTGGAAGTCGGACGCGACGCAGGGCCGCGAGGGCGTGAGCTCTGCGGGGTTCAGCCGGGACCACGACGTCTTCGACCTGACGGGCCATGGTTGGTCCTTGTCGCAGGGGGCGTCCAGCGAGAGCGTGACGTTGGAGCGCTACCAGGGCGTGAAGTACGCGGCGGTCCGCGGCGCCGGTTGCGGCATCTCCTGCCCTGACTCGGTCGCGTTGTCGGGCGCCGGTGACCTGGACGTGACCGTCGCGTTCCACGTCGAGTCGTGGGCCTACGGCTCCTCGGGGTTCTACGACCTGGCGTCGAAGTGGGGCGCGGCGGGTCAGCGGTCGTGGCTCCTGCGTTGGAACCGGTCGACCCGGAACCTGGAGTTCCTCCATAGCACCGACGGCACAGCGACCGTTTCCACCTCGACGTTCCCGTTCGACCCGCACGGTGCCAACGGCTCCACCAGCATCCCCGAATCGGCGGCGATCAGCGACCGGACCATCTGGTACGTGCGGGTCAACCTGCAGCTCGACACGGGCGCCGCGCAGCATGTGAAACGCTGGTGGGTCTCGACGAATCCGCTCAACGCCATACAGGTGAAGGCCGAGTTCCTCGCCGGGGCGACGTCGGTGAAGGACTCGACGGCGGCGTGTTGGTTCGGTGGCAAGGAGGAGACCGGCGGGTACTTCCGGGGCGGGATCTACAAGGGCAGCATCGCCCTCGCCGGGTCCACCAAGGCCGACCCGAACATCCACACCGACGCAACCCCTACCGCCGCTACGTTCTCCGACGGCGTCAACACGTGGACGTTCGTCCGGGCGGCGAGCGGGCTGAAGACAGCGTGCGTCTACCGCTCCATGTTCATCACCAGCGACGACGGCACCCTCCACCGGCAGATGGTCCTGCAGAAGGGCCCTGACCCGGTGAACCCGGACCTCGGCCAGTTCGCGGCGAACGAGAGCTTCACCTGCATCTGGTACGGCAAGTTCTGGGGCACCACGACCGGACAGCTGCTCATGGCCCGCCGCGGCACCACTACGCCTGGTAGCGGCGGCAGCGGTGCCGGCTGGGAGATCCGCCGTGGCACGACACTCGCGAACCAGCCTGAGGTACTGATCAGCGACGGGTCGGTGTCGACCGGCGTCAACTCCAGTGGCGCGATCACGCCCGGGACGCCGGTCGGTGTCGCGCTGGTCCGTGACGTGTCCACCGACCGGCTGATCTGCGTCGTGAACGGCGCCGCGTCCTTCAACGCCACGGATGTCACGACCGGGGCGATCAGCGGCGCCGGGCGGCTCACGATCGGCGGTGCGGCGGATTCCCTAGGGAACGTAACGGTTGCCAGTGCGGCGGACAGCGAGTTCTACGCCGGGGCGATCATCCACGGGAAGGCCCTGAGCCCTGCGGAGATCGTGGAGCTGACCTCACAGTGGGCGACGGTCGACGCGAGCCTCCCATCTCCTATCTCCGCCTGCTTCGACGTCATCGCCAACCTGGACGCCGGGGAGGAGCTCACCCTCGACGGCGCTACACACGAGGTCGTGGTCCGCCGCTCCAGCGATGGTGTGGTGGTAGGAGGCCTGGCGAACCTGGAGATCGATGGGCCGCTGACCTGGCCGGAGATGGGGCCCTGCTCAGATGTGTGCTGGTCGGTGGACTTCGGCCACGCCGACACCGATGTGGGCGCGGGGGTGCTGGTCAGCATCGACCAGTTCAACCGGGAGATGTAGGTGACGGCGGTCGACCTGATCCCGAACGTGGAAGTCGCGTTCCCGGGTTACTGGTCTGTCGTGGGCGGTGCCACATCCATCGGGGTCCTCACCGACGGGAAGTCGGCGTCGTACATCCAGTTCAACGCGGGCGGGCAGCCACTCTCCGGGCCGGTGTACGAACTGACGTCGGTGACGTTGGGCGCGTTCCAAGCTGTAGCTGGGCTACGGGTTCGGGCCTGGGTCCTCGGCCTGACCTACACCCCGGCGTTCGGCGCGCCGGCGGAGTTCCGTATCGACGCGGTTGCGGGCCCGAACTTCACGGCGAGGCTCATCTTCGAGGACACGGTTTGCAACAGTTCGGCGGCTGCCGCGACACCGAACGACTGCTACACCCAGGCGGACGTCCCGGGGATCCTTCGGTCGCGCTGGTGGTCGCACTCGGGGACCGGGTTGCAGTGGGCGCAGGCCGACCTGGATGGGCTTCGGCTCCAGATCCAGAACCTCCTCGGGGGTGGGACGGCCCTGTTCCAGGTTGCGGAGATGGCGGTCGAGGTCGATGTCCGCAACGCGCCGACGGTGACGGTGAACCCGGGTCTGGTCTCGTCGGTCGTGCCGTTGCTGACCTGGGTGTCGTCCGATGCTGATGGTGACGCTCAGGGCCTCTGGGAGGTAGCGGTTTTCACCGCGGCGCAGGCCGCGGTCGGCGGGTTCGATCCGGCGACGAGCCCCGCGACCTACAGGTTCTCGGGGACGGGCCCCACCCAGTCGGCCGTGCTCGGCGTGAACCTCACGGTCGGTCAGACCTACGCCACCTATGTCCGGGTGGGGAAGGTCATCGGGCTGGACGACAACGGGTATCGGTTCGCGCCGCCGCACCTGTTCGAGTTGTGGGGCCCCTGGGCGTCGTCGTCGTTGACGGTGATCGACACCGACCCGATCGCCTACCGGCCCTCGGTGTCGGAGGCGGTCCTCGACTGCCACGACTGGCGGGTCCTCATCGCGCCTCGGGGCGGCAGCTCGATCCTGGTCGAGTTGCCCTGGCGCGAGATCTCCTGGTCCCGGCGACTGCAGGAGGTGAGCGAGGCGCAGATCACGTTTCCGTGGGCCGACTGCGGCCCGGCGGTCCTCCAGCAGGTAGCGGATGTACGCCGGTGGGTCCATGAGCTGCAGATCTGGCGCGACTCGATCGGGGGGGACATGGTCGAGTGGGTGGGGCCCTACGCCGGCCGGAGCCGCCCGAACCGCGACGACGTGACGTTCCGGGCCCGGGACTGGTGGTCGCTGCTGGAGCGGCGCCGATTGCACTCCACGCTGACGGCCGTCGGCGTGGACCTTGCCACGGTCTACGCGGCCGTCGCGAACGACGCCTTGGCCGTCGACAACAGCGCAGGCGTGGAGCTGGCGATCCGGGCGACGACGATCATCGGGGACCGGTCCTTCTCGGAGGGTGAGAAGCTGCGCGCGGCGGATCTCCTACGCGAGCTAGGACGCAACGGTGTCGACTGGACGATGGTCGGCCGGACACTCCTCGCAGGCGGGATCGAGCTTCCCGTCGACGCGTTGACGCTGCTCATCGACGAGCATGTCCTACAGGGCAACGGAGACGAGACCGGCGAGAACGACACCAACGACGTGACCATCGTCGGGAAGCTTGTCGACGACGTGCAGACCTACGGCTACGCCAGCGTCATCGACGAGCGCGGGGTCCTGGAGACCGTCGTCGCGGCGAGCGACATCGAGGACACGCTCGCGGCGACTGCGTTCGCCAACGCGACGCTCGCCCTCGCGCAGACCGGCGCGGATACGTGGAAGTTCCAGCTCGATCCCCGAACGCAGGTAGGGCTGGCGTCGCTCGTTCCGGGCGCCCGGTGGCCGGTGAACCTACCGTCCCTCGGGCTGATCACGACCCTGCGTCTCGCGCAGGTCGACGTGACGATCACGAAGGACGACGGCGGCGTCAGCGAAACGATCGAGTGCACCCTGCAGTCCTTGGGGCTGGAGGAAGCATGAGGCAGTTCCCGCAGCCCACTGAGCCGCCCCGGGCGATCGCCCTCGCGTTCGAGCAGATCCGCCGGCTCCGCTCCGAGCTCCTAGCGCTCGTAATGGATGATCGGACCCGGCTCGGGGCGGTCGTCCCGCCTGGGGGCATGCTCCCGTTCGGCGGGGCGGCTGCGCCTGCCGGGTGGTTGCTTTGCTCGGGTGCGGCCGTGTCCCGTGTCACGTACGCCGACCTGTTCGGCGCCATCGGTATCGCGTGGGGCGCGGGCGACGGGTCGACGACGTTCAACCTGCCTGACCTGCGTGGCCGTGCGCCATTCGGGCTGGACAACATGGGTGGTGTCGACGGCGGTCGGCTCTCGGTCGCGAACACGCTCGGGACCGGAGGCGGCGCCGAGAACGCGCTCCCCGCGCACGTCCACGATCTCGCGCACGGCCACGGCGGCGGCTCGACCGGCGGGTTCGGCGAGACCAGGAACGTCGAGGACACTGGAGGGTTCATACCCGGCGTCCGCGACCCGATCGTCAGCGCCCATACAGGCGGTGGAGTCGGGTACTACGCCCGCGAGGTCACCCAGATCCTCAAGGTGAACATCGGAGCGGCGCCGCATTCGCACACGATCTCGAACGCCGCGGGGAACACGGGGAGCACCGGGTCGGGCGCGTCGACGATGCCCCCCTATGCGCTCGTGAACTGGATCATCAAGTCGTAGAACGGGAGGTCCCGGGTGCCAGTCCACCCGCAAGCTGTGTGGTGCCCGATCGACGGCGTTTCCGGTGAGAGCTACGAGCCGGGCCGACCGTTCCGCGATGTCCTCCACACGACCGAGGTGAAGGGCATCTACCGGTACAGCCCCAGCTCCTACTTCGGGCACCGGCATGTCCCCCACGCGACGATCGACCCGGAGAAGATCGCTCAGCACCTCGACACGTCCTACAGCGCCTACGCCCTGGAGAACGACGCCGGTGGGGTCGAGACGAACCGGTGCGGCGCGCTCCAGGTCGAGATCATGTGGACTGCGTCGGACGGGCCGAACCTGCCGCCGGAGATCATCCGCAACGTGAAGCGGTGGCTCGACTGGACCCGGGCCGTGCACGGCACCCAGCCCGTCCCGATCGACCAGTTCCACTACTACCTGCCGGAGGACGGCTGGCGTCTCGGCTTCGAACCGTGGCGGATGACGCCCGACGTGTGGCTCAGCTTCAACGGTCTCTGCGGGCATCAGCACCTCCCGGAGAACGAGCACGGCGACCCGGGGAAGATCCCGCTGGCGCCCCTATGTCCGCTACCACCAGCGTTGGAGGACGACGAGATGGGACTCGTGGTGCCCGACTGGGCTCGGCCGATCGACGCGGCCGGCTCGACCTACCCGGCCTATGGATGGCAGAAGCCTTACTTCCGGCTCTGGTATGGCATCAACCTCGACGGCGACTACGGGCAGCGGCCGAACCCGTTTGGCCTCCCGTGCGAGGAGATCGACTGCACCGGCTGGCTGGACGGCCACGGCGCCGCGCTCGGCCCGACGATGGCGGACAACGGCCGCAAGGTGACGATGCTGCGCGACGACGGCGCCCCGTTGACGTTCCTCACGGGCCACTCGAACGATGAGGGCCGCTAGGACCCCGTCAGGAACCGTCCTCGCCGGGCCCTAGCGCGCTATCGTTTCTCTTGCCCCCGTGGTCCTCGGGTCCGGTGGCTCCTTTCGAGTAGGCGGCCCACCTGGAAACAGGTGGGCCGTTTGCTGTCGGTAGGCCTGCACACTGGAAACGCGTTTCTCGGTGTGCGGCACCGGCCGAGACTCACGGGCGCGCGATAGCCTTTTGCCGCTCTCGTCGAAAGGAGCCAACCGATGACAACCGAGAGCCAGGATCAGGAACGTCGTCTCGCCGAGGAGTTCGAGGAGACCGACGCGTTCGAGTTGCCGCCCGATGAGGAGTGGGACTCCTACAACCTCACGGATGTCAGCCAGGGGAACCGGGCGGTGCGTCTGCTCCGCCGGATGCTGAGGAACCGGCGGGAGGTCACGGACCTCGCCGCTGTGGAGTACGCCCGCCTCGACCGTGTGTACCAGGGGAAGCGGGCGGAGATCGACCAGTTCGTCCTCGACCGCCTCGGGCGGCAGGACAAGGCCGAGCCGTGGCTGATGGGGCAGCTCAAGTCGCTGGCGAACCGGGAGCTGGACGAGCGGCTGGCCGAGAACCCTAGGGCCAGTAAGACGGTCCACTTCGTTGGGGCTCACGTCTCCAGCCGCAAGGTTGGGGGGCAGCCCGAGGTGATCGACCACGACGAGTGGTTTCCGTGGGCGGTCGATCACGAGGAGGTCGATCGCGAGTCGAAGTGCTGGCTGCCCTATGAGGTGCTGGTCCTGATCGATCAGCACCTGGGGGACCTGGACGCGACGCTCGTGGCCGACATCGACCGTGCCCGTGCCGCCCGCGCGGAGGAGCGGGTCATCTACGCGATGGACCTGCGCCGCCGCCACATCGAGGACCTGCGCGAGCAGATCGCCGTGGCCGAGGCCGCCGGGGCGAAGCCGCACTTCAAGCAGTGGGAAGAGCGCTACCGCTGGGTGGAGGGCACACCCGAGTTGCGCGACGCCGACTACGGCAACGTGGTCGAGGCCGGGGTCCCGTCGGCCTGGTATCCGATCGGGACGCTGGAGGTCCTACCGGTGCCTGGGGTTGGGCGTCGTGAGGTGGGTCGGAACCTGACGCTCGTGATCGATGAGGAGGGCTAGGAGATGCCGACGGTAGCGGAGACGCAGACTGCCCTTGCGGCCGAGCGGGCGGAGCGGGAACGGGTCGAGGCGGAACTGATCGCCGCGATCGGGGACCGCGACCACTTCAAGGCTGCGGCCGACAAGCTCATCGAGCAGCGCGACGCCGCGGTCGAGAAGCTGCGTGAGGCCCTAGCGCCGCAGGAGAAGGGTCGCGTCGTCGCGGCCTTGTGCGAGGCCAGCTTGGAGGTCGGGGCTGTCCCGAAGGGCCCGCCGTCGAAGGAGCTGGGCTACGCCGTCAGGTCCTACGCCGACATCATGGCGAAGGCGCAAGGCGCTTTCTCCCGAGCCGGGATCGCGATCGTGCCCGATGGGATCGCGGTCGTGGAGTCCTATGACGTGGAGGTCGGCGACCGGGGCAAGAAGTGGCGGCACCGGGTCTGCGAGTACCGCTGGAAGGTCTGGCACACGAGCGGCGAGTGGATCCCAATCGTGACGATGGGCGAGGCCCGCGACGGCGGCGACAAGGGCCTGAATAAGTGCCAGACGGCCGCCTACAAGTACGCCGTCATCGCCGCGCTGTCTCTCGGGGAGCACGCCAACGACCCCGACGCCTACGCCGTGCCGGAGGCCAGCGGGTCCTATGACAGCGAGCCCGCCGTGACGCAGGAGTCGTGGGCGTCGTGGGCGGACGTGCGAGCGGCGCTGCGGGGGACCGAGGAGGGCAAGGAGTTCGGGGCGTTCCTCGCCGACAACGGCGTGGACCTGTCGAAGATGGGCAGCGTGTCGCAGCGGCTCGCCGACGTGCTGGAGAACAAGGCGCGGGAACTGCTTCAGGCCAACCAGGCGGCCGCTCGTGAGGCCTCCAGGGCCGTCCACGCCCCGGCGATCCCTTCGGGGACCCCGGCGGACGATGGGGCTGAGACGGCGTCTCAGGACGGCTGGGAGCCACAGGAAGGCGACCCCGTGTCGAATCAGCTCCCCGGGACCGCGAACGTCCTGGAGTGCTCGGTCTGCAACCAGGAGCAGATGGGCGAGATCGGCGACGCCTGCCTCATCGAGGGCTGCTCCGGCGTCCTACAAGAGACTCCGTTCTAGCCGTGGCGGTCTCGGCGATTGCCCATGTCGAGGCCGCTCACCCGTCGATGCGGGGGGATCGGTTCCAGGTCCTACGGGCCCTAGCGGACTGTTCCCCCGGCATCGGCCGAACGTCCAACGTCCAGGTCGAGGCGGTCGCCGTGAGTGCCCGCCTCGACCTGCCCGTCGTCCTGGAGGCCCTACGGGCCCTCGGGGAGATGGGCGCGGTGGACCTGGCGTTCGTGCCCGAACCGGCGGATGAGTGGCTGGAGTACGTGATCCCGGGCGAGAAGCTGGCCCGGCCAACCCCTAGGGCCAGTAGGAAGAAGGCCGACAACTACGAACCGGCGGTGATGGGCCTGATCCGCTGGTTCGCGAAGGAGGCCCACGACGCCGGGTTCGTGATGGTCAAGGACACGTTCGCTCCCGCGCAGGCGGAGGCGGCGGTGAAGCTCCTAGCGGCCGTTGAGGACCGGGGCCGGATCCGTGCCGTCGCGGGGTTCGCTCTCCGGGACCAGCGGCCCGGGTTCCACTGGTGCGGGAAGGTCCTGTCGGTGTCAAAGCTGGCCGAGAAATGGGACCAGCTCGCCGCCGACTACGACGCCTACGGGGAGGGCTGATGCCGGCGCCGAAGCTGCCTCGTGACCCGAAGCTGGAACGGGCCCTCATCGTCAGCGCCGCGAACCAGGCGTACATCGGCGACGGGAAGCTCTACCGGCTCATGGAGATGGCGAACGCCGAGGACTTCGATGTCGCGGCGCATCGGCCCGTGTGGGCGACGCTCGACGCGTTGACCCACGAGCGGCAGGCCCTCTTCTACGTGACGCTCGTCCTCGAACGGCTCGGGTGGACGACCGAGGACTGGGGCCGGTTCTGCGCCGACGTGGAGTCGATCACCTGGGAAGCCGACCTGTTCCGGGCGGCGGAACGGGTCCATGACCTCGCCTGCCGCCGGAAGCTGATCCTCGTCGGCCAGTCCCTAACGAAGCTAGGAGCCGACCCGGATCAGGATGTGGACGACATCGTCTCCCGGGCCCTCCGGCACCTCGGGGACGTGACCGCCGCCGTCCCGGAGGTAGCCCCTGCTCGATCCCTGGCCGAGATCATGGGCGACGACCCCGAGCACGAGTACGCCTGGGCCGTTCCGGGCCTGTTCGAATTCGGCGACTCGCTGATCATCACTGGCGCTGAGGGCCGCGGGAAGATGACGCTCCTACGGCAGTTAGCGGTCCAGCTCGCTGTCGGGTTCCACCCCTGGACCGGCGACCCGTTCGAGCCCCTACGGTCCCTCGTGATCGACCTCCAGGACGGCCGGCGCCGCAACGAGCGGCAGCTCCGGTTGATCGCACGTCGCGCGGGCGTTGATCCAACGTCGCACCTGTGGGCCGAATCCTGGCAGCAGGGCCTCGACATCATCGGGCGGCGCGCGGACCGGCGTCGCCTGGAGGGCCTGGTCCGTAAGCACGCCCCGGACGTGTTGGTCCTCGGGCCGCTCTACAAGCTGGCGATGCACCAGCCGCGGGCCGACGCGGAGACGGCGGAGGGGATCCTCGACTTCCTAGAGCACCTTCGATCCCGGTACGGGGTGATGCTGTTCCTGGAAGGCCACTCCGCCAAGGCGGGCGCGGGCGGGTTCCGGTCCTACGAGCCCTACGGCGCGCAGACGTTCATGGCCTGGCCCGATGCTGGTTACGGTCTGGCGCCGAAACCGAGGGACCCGCACGGGGTCATCCTGCGGGACTGGAGAGGGAACCGCGACCGCGAGGCGAAGGTCTGGCCCGAGGCCCTGGTCCACGGCGAGGTGTGGCCGTGGGTCCCGCCGAACGTCCACTACGGGGCCCTACGGGCACGAGGACAGTCGGGCAGGGTGATGGAGCAGGTCCTCGCCCCGGGGAGCAACGGCCGTACGAGCGACGAGACGTTCCTCGATCGTGGTCAGGACCCGTTCGACACGATGGGGGGCTCGTGATGGGAGCGAGAGAGATGAAGCTCATCTCCGACTTGACCTCCGAGGTGGAACGGCTCCGGGATGCGTTGCGGTTCTGGCTCCCTAACGAGGGCGACGACGAGCGAGGAGCCTGCGCGATCTGCGGTGCCTGGCCCGACATCGAACATATCGACGAGCTACACGCTCGGTGGACGACTGCCCGCGCCCTCGCCGCCTACCGGGATAAGGAACGGCTCGCCGGCGAGGTGTTGGAGTGGGCCGAGCGCTGCGGCGATGCCGAGGCCGGTGAGGACGAGGCGAAACGCCGTGCCGAGGCTGCCGAGCGGAAGGTGAAGGACCGGGAGGACGAGATCGCGTCGCTGCACGAGACGATCGAGGAACGCACCGCCGAATGGAAGGCGTGGGAGCGGGAGACGGAACGGCTCCGGGAGGGGATCGAGGAGTGGGCCCGCCGTCTCGACAGCGAAGCCGACTCCCTGGACATCAAGCGAGTGCCTCTGACCGTGCCGGCGGCCTTGTGGGGCATCGTTGATGACCTCCGCGCCCTCGCCGCCTACCGGGAGGACCAGCCGATCGGTCAGCCCGAGGAGTCGACCGATGCCTGACCGGTACAGCACGTTCCGATCCCGACGCCGCCCGATCCGCGGGGTCTCAGCGAAACGGGAGGAGGAGGACCGGGCCCTAGCGGTGGCTCGGGTCGAGGTCCGCCTCCGCGACGGCGACGCTTGTTACGCCGCGACCCGCGTCCCGACGGTCCGTTGCCAGGGGCCGCTGGAGCTTCACCATCTGGCGCCCCGGTCGGTGGCCCGGAAGCTCTACGCCGACAAGGAGAACCTGCGGTTCCTGTGCCTCGCCCATCACGACTGGGTCGACGCCGAACCGGCGTTGGCGCACGAGGTGGGGCTGCACCGGTTCTCGTGGGAGGACTCCGGACCGGCCGAACCGGACCAACCCGTCACGAACCCCTAGCGCCGAACCAAAATGAGAGCGGCCCGCCTCTTCGCAGGAGGCGGGCCGCCGAGAAATCCCTTGTGCAGGAAGGGCAGGAAGGGAGTGCACACCATGATAGCGACACCGCGGGCCCCTCGGGGGGTTCGATGAGCAAGTCGGGAGTCATGGCGATGGCGGAGGCCGGCTCGCAGTACGCCACGATCCCGGGCGCGCTCCTCGCGGATGAACGTGTCTCCGTCGGAGCCAAGACCCTATTCGCGCTACTGGACCTGTTCGTCGGCGACCACGACGGCGCCTGGCCTGCCCAGGCTTCGCTCGGGAAGCTGCTCGGCCTGTCGGAGCGGCAGATCCGCCGGTGGCTCGGAGAGCTAGAAGCGGCTGGCTGGGTGAAGCGACGGCAGCGCGGCCTGACGCTCACGAACGTCTACCAGCTGGAGTACCTGAACCTGCCAGCGCTCCATGTGTCCGGTTCCTGACCGGACACAGGTGACCGGTCAAGACCGGACACAGATGACCGACAAAAAAGAATCAGTAAAAAAGAATCACAAGGTCAAACCCAGGCGATGCAAGCATCGCCTCCGTTATCGCCTTCGGCGCCTGGGTCAACTGCCAACCCTCAGGTCAACCCCGTTGGGGTGGGTCAAGGTCAACTTCCAGGTTCTTGCTCGGGCCCCCGGCTCGTCTAGCCCCAGGAGCGCTAAGTGCATGCAGCGAAGCCTCGTTGGCAGTCCGGCCTGGTGCGGCGAGCCCACCCGCCCGCCTGCGTCCTGTGCGGCCGCTCCCTCCCGCCAGGGCGCTACGCCCTCGTCGCCGACTCGGAGACGGGCAAGGTCTGGCGTCACCGGAGCTGCCCGAACCACAAGGAGCAGCTACTCGCGGCGCGAGCACGAGCCGAGACCCGCAGGCTGGACCGGGAGCTGACCGAGCGTCTCGCCGGGCCCTAGCCCCCTAGGGCATGCCATAGGCATTTGCATTTGGGTGTGCGCGGCCGATAGAATCCCCCGCGCAAACCGGCCGTCCCGGCCGGCGAGCGGAGTGCTCTTCGAAAGGAGCCTGGACATGGCATCACGGACCCCGTTCACCCAGCAGCAGCTGGAGGACGCGCTCTACGAGGCGGAGGTGGACGGCGACGTCGCCATCGTGCCGTCCTACAGCGGTAGGGCGATGTACGGCGAGACCTGCTTCGGTGTCGTCCACGACAACGGGCAGGAGGGCGAGATCGCCATCGTGATCGTCGCGGCGATCATCGAGACCGGTGAGGAGCCGGAGGACGCGATCCGGCAGGCGTTCAAGATCGTGCGCCGCGCCCGGGGCGACAACATGGGCCGGCAGTACATCACCTACTACCCGGGCTGGGAGCTGTCGTGAAGCTCGACACGACGACCCTCCCGAAGCCCGAGCTGCTATTGGAGATCCGGCCGGAGGACTTCCCGAAGATCATCCCCGGCTGGATCATCACGTTGGAGAGCGTCCTCCCGAAGGGATCGGGGCGTCTCCACCACAGCTACCTGCTCCACCGGATGAGCAGCCCGGTCCTGTCGTGGGTGGGCGGCTCCCTGTTCGACGAGTACCCGCAACACGGGCTGCTGTGGGAGATGGTCGAGTGGTTCCCGACCAAGAAGGACGCCGAGGCCCACATCCGAACCCACGTCGGGCGCCGGAGCGGCGCCTGCTACGCGGAGCGGTTCTCCACCGCGGTGCTCCGCTGCGTCCAGCGGGAGTTGGCGTTCCGGGCGGCCGTCTCCAACGACATGACCGAGACGGCGCTCACGCAGGCGTGGATGCCCGAGGAGCGGTCGTGAGGCCGGATGCGGAGATCCGGGCCGAGGAGATCGCCGGTCTCGTCGCCAGCGTCCGCACGGGCCGGTTCACGGGCCCCAACGACTTCCCGACCGCCCGCTACCGGCCCTACGACGAGAAGTGGGCTATCAGCCAGAACGAGTACCTGGCACAGATGTCGCGTCGGGTGGCTGAGGTCATGGAAGGCCCCACGGTCGACGTGACCCCCTGGTGGCACACGCTCGGGCGCGAGCACCTGGAGGGCGTGAACCTGTACGAGGACCACGACTGCTGCTTCGCGCCGTGGGAGACCGGCTGGCTCTGCACGGCGAACACCTACAAGGTCAAGGAGGCGCCGAGGGGCAGCACCGCCGGGACCATGTTCTGGTCCACGACGAGGCAGGACTACGACCTCGGGAACGTGGAGACCCGCCTGTTCCCCGACCGGCCGGAGGCCGCCCCGGCGACGACCTGGCACGACGCGACCTGGGACAGCGTGAACGTCTCGCCGGCCGAGTGGGAGGAGGAGATCGGGGCGATCATCTCCAGCGTCACGTTCTACCGGGGCCCGAACAAGGGCCGCCCCGGCTACCTGACGGTCGGGCCCGTCTGGATGATCCGCCTCGCCATCGACTACGACGGCAAGCTCCGCGACGCCAACTGGACCCGCATCGTCCACGAGGACGTCATGGAGGACGCCCTCATGCACAACGACGTGCTCGTCCTCGTCTCCAGCCTGAACTTCCTCAACTGCCGGAACATCAGTGTCGAAGACGCCGCGATCGGTAGGCCCGCTAGGAAGCGGATCGCCCGCCTCGGCGTCAACGTGTCGCACCTGACCGTGACGCCGATCGGGAAGTACCGCCGGTCGGCGCCGGGCCGAGTGCCGCTAGGAGATGGGATGCCGCTCACCTCGGTGCGTGGGCATATCATCCGCTCCGGGGTGGAGGGCCGGAAGCACCTGTTCGGGAACCCGAACATCGTCGGCCGTTTCTGGGTCCCGCAGCACGCCCGGGGCTCGGCCGAGTGGGGCGAGACGATCCAGGAGTTCGAGCTGCGCCCGGAGCGGGCGTCGTGACCCGCCGCAAGCTGCACACCGAGAAACGCGTTTCTGGTGTGCAGCCCCATGTCTCCCGGGCGGGCAACGTCCCGCACGGCATGCCGCCCACGGCCGATCTCCGTCGCGGGCGGTGCCCGCGTTGCGAGCAAGGGCTCGGGCCGCTGCTCGGGCCGCTCCAGCCGGGGTGGTTCCGGTGTCTCCACTGCCACATCGACGTCCACCCGGAACAGGGCCTCACCGCTGAGGACCCGATCGCTCTCGTCCTCGAAGGGTTCACGGTCGACCGGTCGGAGCATCGGGGTGTCTGGTGAGCGGCACGCCGATGGCGAACGCCAAGCGCGACCCCTACCCGCCGCTCGACTGGTGCGAGGACTGCGACCCGCCGTGCCGCGCCCGTCTCCGCGGTGAGTACAGCAGCGAGGACGAGAAGGCCCTGGCCCTGCGGGTCGGCGGGAACCTGTGGTACCCGGAGGGCTCGTCCTACAGCAAGAGGGAACTGGCGGGCGAGACCGCCAAGCTGATCTGCCGGACGGAGTGCCCGATCTTCGCCGACTGCTGGGCCTACATCCTTCAGCACAACGAGCGCTACGGCGTGTGGGCCGGTCTCAGCGAGGAAGACCGGGGCTACGAGTCCCGCGGTATCCGCCGCCGCAACCAGCAACTGCAACTGCTCTCGGAAGGAGCTCTCCCGTGACCATGACCATGCCGACCGGGGCGCCGATCAGCCCCAGGTCCTACCAGGACGAGGACATCCGCCGGATCGCGGCGGACCTCATCGAGCACGATCGGGTGCTCTACATGGCCGCGACCGGTCTCGGGAAGACGATCACGTTCGCGCATCTCCTACGGCAGCGAGGAGGGCGGGCGTTGATCCTGGTCCACCGCGACGAGCTGGTCACGCAGAGCGTGGACAAGCTCGGCCTGTGCTGGCCCGGGATCGACGTCGGCGTCGTGAAGGCGGAGCGGAACGAGTACCGCCACCACGTCGTCGTCGCCAGCGTGCAGACGTTGAGCCGGCCGCAACGCCTAGAGCTGGTAGCGGATCACGCCGACCGGTTCGAGACGATCGTCGTGGACGAGGCGCACCACGCGACGGCCGACACCTACCGCCGGATCCTCGACACGCTCGCGCCCGCGGGGACGAAGGTGGTCGGCGTCACCGCAACGCCGAAGCGGGCGGACAGGGCCGGTCTCCAGCACGCCGGGTTCACCCACATCTCGGCGGAGCGGCCGATCCTGTGGGGCATCCAGGAGGGCTACCTGTCGGACCTGACGGGCGAACGGGTCCGGGTCGGGGTGGACCTCAGCGAGGTCAAGACGAGCCGGGGCGACTACCAGGAGGGCGCCCTCGGCGACGCCTTCATGGAGGCCGGCGCCCCCAAGGAGATCGCCGGGGCCGTCAACGAATTCGCGCGGGAGCGCAAGAGCCTGATCTTCACGCCGACGGTCGCTGTCGCGACGGCGGTCGCTGAGGAGCTACAGGCCCTCGGGTTCCCGGCGGGCTGGGTCTCGGGCGAGACGCCCCTCCACGAGCGGCGGCAGCTCCTCCAGCAGTTCACCCGGGGCGAGATCATGGCCCTGGCGAACTGCGCCGTCCTCACCGAGGGCTATGACGAGCCGAGCGTGGACTGCATCGTCGTGGCCCGCCCGACGAAGAGCCAGACGCTCTACGTGCAGATGGTCGGCCGGGGCACGCGCCGCTACCCCGGCAAGCACAACTGCCTGGTCCTCGACATCGTCGGCGTCACCAGCGAGCAGTCCCTACTGACCGTAGGGTCCCTGGCCGGTCTCCACCCCGACGCCGTCAAGAAGGACCGCTCCCTCGCGGAGGCGGTAGCGGGCGTAGAGCTTGAGCGGATGGAACGGGCGACGGCGGGCCGCCGCTCGCTGGAGGCCGTGCAGCTGTTCCGGCCGCCGGACGCTCTGTTCGCCTGGGTCTCGAAGTCCCGCACCCGCCACGTCATCAACCTGGGCCGGACCGACGACGTGACCCGCCGCCTGGTCCTAGCAGCAGCTCCCGATGACGTGACGCAGTGGTCCGCCTGGATCGAGCTGGCTGAACGGGGCTACCGCCGTGGAGACCCCGAGACGACCCGGGTGGAGCAGGTCCTCGTGAAGCGCCAGGCGGTCGACTGGGCGCAGGGCGTCGCCGAGGACTGGATGCGGCGGGAGACC